CAACCTGGATAGTGGAACAGCTATTCCTGCGGCAAACATAACCGATATTGACTGCGGCACTTATAGCTAGGAGATTAGAAAATGCCAACAATACTACAACTAAGAAGAGGTACTACAACTGAACACTCTAGTTTCACTGGAGCAGAAGGCGAAGTTACCGTTAATACTACTAAAGATACACTAGTAGTTCACGATGGTTCAACTCAGGGCGGCTTTGAAATCGCCTTAGCAGACGGTTCAAATGTAAGTGTTTCTACGGAACAAGTACAAGATGCTGCTGCGACAATGTTTACAACTGCTACTCACACTAACATCACGGCAACATATGATGATGCAGCAGGAACTTTGTCTCTTGCAGCAGCAGAAGGATATGGGGACTCAGATGCTCGTGGCGCAATAAGTGTAACTGATTCTGGCGGCGACGGCAGTTTAGCTTACAACAGTAGCACAGGCGCTATTACTTATACTGGCCCTAGTGCAACAGAAGTTAGAGCGCATTTCACTGGCGGAACTGGTATTGATATTACTAGCGGTTCTGTTGCAGTTGATTCAACTATCGCAACAAAAACTTATGCTGACAGTGCTGCAAGTACAGCAGTAGCAGCAGTTATCGATTCATCTCCCGCAGCATTAGATACACTCAATGAATTAGCAGCAGCACTCGGTGATGACGCTAACTTCTCAACTACTGTTACTAACAGCATTGCTACTAAGTTAAATTCTTCTGCGGTAAGCGCATATGGTTTAACATTAATAGACGATGCAGATGCTGCAACTGCTAGAACTACTTTAGGTCTAGGCACTGCTGCAACTACTGCTTCTACTGACTATGCTACAGCAGCTCAAGGTGCTACAGCAGATTCGGCAGTACAGAATCTAGCTGATCTAAGCATCACATCAACGGCAGCAGAAATCAATAAACTTGATGGATTCACTGGTGTTGTAGCAGACCTTAACTATGCAAAAGATTTAAGAGCAACTGGAGTTACATCTACAGAGTTTGATTATCTTGATGGTGTTACTAGCAGCATTCAGACTCAAATCAATGACAATCGAATTGACATTTACAATTCAGCCGGTACATTGTTAAACTAAGGCAGTAACTTATGGCTATAGTAATAAAACCTAAAAGAAGTGAAGTGAGCGGTGCACCTACCTCGGGAGACTTAGAGGTAGGTGAGATCGCAATGAACTTAGATGATAAATTAATATATTCTAAAAAAACAGACGGAACTGTGGTTACTATAGGCACCACTGAAACTCCTGTATTCTTTTCTGATTCAGTAGATTTAGGAAATTTATCAAGCGGTGCTACCGAATATGATATGGGTGCTTTGTCGTAAGTATAAATAAAAGAAACACCCAAGGAATACACGAATGGCATTATCAACACGACAAGAGCTAATAGACTACTGTTTGCGTAGGCTTGGCTTTCCTGTCATCGAAATTAATGTCGATGAAGATCAAGTTAATGATCGTATTGATGATGCTATTCAATTGTGGCAAGAGTATCACTTTGATGGTACCGAACGCACTTATGTTCAACATAAGATTACTGGTTCTACTATCAATCTGACTACTTCTGTTGGCGGCAACTTTTTAAATAACGACAGAGTTGTTGGATCCACTTCTGGTGCAAGTTCAGTAGTAAAAAGTGGTTCAGGCACAACTCTGACTACAGAAGATACTGCTGGAGTATTTGTCGCAGGAGAAACCATTACTGGTTCTTTGTCAGGCACTACAGCAGTATTAGATGCAATACCTTATGTAGCTGGTGATATGGATAACAAATATATTCCTATCAGCAACGGCATTACAGGTATTGTCAGACTATTTAACTTTGGCGGTGCTGCAACTGCAAACACTAGAGACGGCAATCTATTTGATCTACAGTATCAGTTTAGACAAAATGATCTGTACAATCTGATGGGCGCTGACATGATTTACTACAGCATGGTTCAGTCTCATCTACAAACTCTCGAAGAACTTCTAGTCAGCGACCGACAAATTCGTTGGAATAGAAAAACAGACAGACTATATATCGACACAGATTGGGACAAGACATTCAACCCTGGCGACTATGTTATTGCTGAGGCTTACGCAATTCTTGATCCAGAAACATACACAGAAGTCTATGACGATATGTGGTTGAAGAAATACGCTACTGCTCTTATCAAAAGACAGTGGGGCGAGAACATGAAGAAGTTTGGCGGCATTCAAATGCCAGGCGGTGTTACGCTCAACGGCGACAAGATATTCGAAGAGGCAATTACTGAGATCAATGCTATAGAAGACGAGATGCAATCTCGCTACGAACTTCCTCCTTCGTTCTATGTAGGATAGACCCATGCCTACAAACTTTTATTTTCAAAGTGGACTGACAAGCGGAACTACCAATGAGCAACGTCTTGTAGAAGACCTGATTATTGAGAGTCTGAAAATCTATGGTCAGGACATTTACTATCTTCCTAGAACCCGAGTGAATACAGACAATATATTTGATGAAGATACTTTGTCTCAGTTTACTCAAGCATATCCCCTAGAGATGTACATACAGAATGTAGATGGCTTTGAGGGGCAAGGCGATCTATTCACTAAGTTCGGTATTGAAATTAGAGACCAAGCATCGTTTGTTCTATCTAAAAGAAGATGGGAACAAATGGTGCAAATTTCAGGTGGAACATTTTCACTAGATACTAGACCGTCTGAAGGAGATTTGTTATTCTTCCCGCTTACTGGTTCTTTATTTGAAATCAAACTAGTGGAATTTCAAAATCCTTTTTATCAGTTAAGTAAAATTAATACATTTACTATGCAGTGTGAGTTGTTTGAATACTCATCAGAAGTTATTGCTACTGGCATTTCAATAATTGACGATATATATAAAAGTCAAAATATTGATATGTTCTTATATCAATTCTTACTTGAAGACGGAACACTGTTGTTACAGGAACAGGGCGAGTCGTTAATTCTTGAAGACTATGCACTGACCAAAGCAACTGAAAGAACTGACAATGCAGATTTCTTTAGTGAAAATGAAGCAGATGATATTATAGATTTCTCTGAAATTAATCCGTTTGGAGAAATAGTCTAATGTTTAAAAATGTACAATTCTACCATGAGCATATCAGAAAAGCCATCATTGCTTTCGGTATGATTTTTAATAATATTAAAATTTCACGAGATAACAGTGCTGGTGAGCTTGTTCAAACAATGCGTGTGCCGCTGGCGTATTCTACAAAACAGAAGTTCTTGTCTCGTATTGCATTGATTCCTGATGCAGAATCTCGTGGCGAAGTAGCAATTGTTTTGCCTCGTATGGGATTTGAAATTCAACAGTTGACATACGACCCTTCTCGTAAAGTTTCTCCCATACAAAGAAATAAAGCAGTGGGTACAGGAGATGATACCAATACTGTCAGAACATCTTATGTCGCTACTCCGTATAATATGTCTCTTTCTTTATATGTGTTTGCAAAAAACCAAGAAGACGGACTTCGAATCGTAGAACAAGTACTACCATTTTTTAATCCAGATTTTAATATTACTGTCAATGAATTGCCTGCTCTGGGTATAAAAAGAGACATTAAGATTACAATGGACAGTATTGATTATGATGACACATACGAAGGCGACTTAGCAGACAGACAGAGTATTATCTGGACACTCAATTTTACAATGCGATTAAACTTTTATGGTCCTGTAGATAATCAAGCTGTTATTAAAGAGTCTATTGCTAAACTGTACGAAAAAGATGACTTCTTAAATGTCAGAATAAAGAGTACTGCAACTATAGGCACTGCTGGTGTAATTGATAAGACGCTCACGCCGGCAGATGAATATGAATATATAACTAGTATACTTGAAAGTTTCGGTGATGAAATTGAATAATCCATTTGATAGTTTAGACGATGCGTTTGACACAAAGGACAAGACTAAAGCACTACAGTCAAACCTAAAACAAGTCAGGAAAGATAATAATATTCCTGTGCCTCCTGCTGATGCTGGAAAGGATCTTGAAGAAGATTTTCAAGAAGCTCGTGATATACTGAGGCGAACAGCCGAGTATAGCGAAGAAGCAATCAAAGGCATGTTGCACATTGCAAAGAACAGCGATCAACCAAGAGCATATGAAGTCGCAGGTCAATTGATCAAGGCACTTCAAGACAATGCTGGTGCTATGATGGATGTTCAAGACAAAGCAAAAAAAGTTAAAGGTGAAGAAGTCAAGTCTAAGAATAATGCTGTAACAAATAATAATTTATTTGTAGGAAGCACCAAAGACTTGCTCAGAGCCTTAAAGGACGAGCAGGTCATAGATCATGAGTGAAGAAACTTCCTATCATGGCAATCCTAATCTAAAATCTATTGGTCACAAACACGACTTCACTCAAGAGCAAATCAAAGAGTATCTGAAGTGCCAAGACGATCCTATCTATTTTATTGAAAATTATTGTATGATTGTAACCCTTGATACTGGCTTACAGTTGTTCAAGTTATATGATTGTCAAAAAATAAAAGTAGATATTATCATGAATAATCGCAAGGTTATTCTAATGGAAGGTAGACAGCAAGGTAAAACTGTTACCGCTGCTGCATGTATTCTACATTATACAATCTTCAACGCTGATAAAACTGTTGCTATCATGGCAAACAAAACAGCATCAGCAAGAGAAGTGCTTCTGCGTTATCAAACTATGTACGAGAACTTGCCTATATGGATGCAGCAAGGTGTAAAGACATGGAACAAAGGTGATGTTGACTTAGAAAATAACTGCCGTGTATTCACAGCAGCGACAACAACATCTGGTATTCGTGGTAAATCTGTAAACTGGTTGTACATTGACGAAGCAGCAATCATTCCAAATAATGTTGCTGATGAATTCTTTGCTTCAGTGTATCCTACAATTTCTGCGGGTGAAACAACAAAGATTCTGCTCACATCTACTCCGCTTGGATATAACCACTTCTGGAAATTTTGGAATGAAGCAGAAAAAAACGCAAATGGATTTGTCAATCACTTCATTCCTTATACTGATATTCCTGGTAGAGACGATAGGTGGGCTGAAGAGCAACTCAAGCTTCTCGGCGAGCTGAAGTTTACACAGGAAGTATTGTGTGACTTCTTAGGATCATCTAACACACTTATTAATGCGAGAACTATAGGAGCATTGAGTTCTAAAGAGCCTTTGTATGATAATCATGAAGGCAACGCTGTTGATATATATGAAGATCCAGT